CAACATCGTGGGGACTTGGCCAGAAAGTGGGTCACCCCGGTCGACGTCCTCAAAGCTGCAACACGCTTTGCAGACGCCTGGTCCCGGCGCCACTGCCTCACGTCTGATCGCATGCCCGCCCCTGACCTTCCAACCCAATCGAGTTGCCTCGAGAGGGGTGTGAAGGCGGGCGGGCTACGCGGCTACGTACACAGCCTCGGGATCCACCCGAAGGCTGTTGAGGCGGTCGCCACGGACGGCGCCTGCCGCACGTTAATGCCGCAGGACATCGAACTTCTCACCATTGACGCATCGGCCGTCTTCCACTTCCAGGACTGGGCTCGCTCTCTAGGCGGTGAACCGCCGAGGGCTGAAGCCATCTTTGTCCAGGAGCGGGGGCTCAAGGTGCGCGTGGTTACGAAGTCTCCGGGTTGCCTACATCTGGCTGGCCACGTGGCTCGCAAGCGCCTGCTTGCGGGCCTGCGCAGGGACCCGTCTTCCCGGTCCCCCTTGGAAGGCGTGACGGACGAGGAGATCCTAGGATCCCTCGTGGGCGGTTCCACGGAGAGGCTGGTTTCAACCGACCTCACCCGTGCCACCGACCTTCTCCCTCACGTCCTCCTTGGGGCCCTGGTCGACTGTCTGGAAGCTTCGGGTCGTTTCACCCCCGTCGAGCTGGTCGCGCTCCGACTTTGCGTCGGACCGCAGAGGGTGTCCTATCCTGGGACCGACCTCCCCGAGCTCGTGACGTCTGGCGGGTGCCTGATGGGCCTCCCGACCTCCTGGGCCCTTCTCTCCCTGGTCCACCTATTCTGGTGGTCCGAGGCGATTCGGGCTTCGGCGGCGGAGACCCGCTGCTCCCTTGCCGTCGCCTTTCGCCGCAACCGATTCTCGGTTTGCGGCGACGACGGCTTGGCAGCAGTTCAGGCAGCCACTGAACGCCACTACACTCGGCTTGTCGGCTCCTCAGGCGGATCAGCCTCCGCGGGGAAGCACTACGTCGTGCATGCTCGCACCGCCCCCGCTCGTGCCGTCTTCTTGGAAAGGCTTTACAGCCTGACCAGCGATGGCGAGTACGTTACGGGGGGCCGGCGTTCAACGTCGGTCCCCCTTCGCGGACTCGTCAGGCCAGAGGTCCCTAGAGACCTCTCCCTGCTCACGAACGAAAGGGCGATGTTCGCACCACGGGTAAGAATGCTCCTCGCGATTGACTCGGCGTGGGCTAACAACCCGGGCTCCAGGGCGACGCTGGTGCGGTTCATCCGCGCTCACGACGTCTCCCTGTACAGGTTTGCTACAGGTTTGGGCATGGTCAACGGCCTTCCCATGTCTAAGGGTGGCTCAGGTCTCCCCACCGATGAGCTCGTCCCCGGCCTCCTCGAGAGAGAGGCCAGGGCTTTGCTCGGTCGGGGTGTAGGCTCTCGCTCCCGCGGCTCGTCGCCGCAGAGGTTGACCCTCTGTGGCGGCTCGCCGCGTCATGCGCAGAGTCCGACCTTGAAGCTTTCCTCGGAGA